AAGAGTTTGCTTGTCAACATTGCGGTGAAAATGGTATTAGTCAATTACTTTTAGATAAGTTACAATCACTAAGAACGGAACTTGATTTTCCTTTCATCATTACATCTGGTTATCGTTGTAAAGATCACCCGATAGAAAAGAAAAAAGTTAATCCAGGCGCACACAGAGATGGCTTTGCTGCTGACATAGGAGTCAGAGGACACAAAGCATACGAAGTTGTAGCCAAGGCAAGTGAGTTTGGTTTTACAGGAATAGGCGTTGCACAAAAAGGCGACAGTAGGTTTATTCATTTAGATGTATCAGCACATCAAGTAACCAGACCTAGACCTTGGATTTGGAGTTATTAAGGAGACATTATGGAATTTTTATTTTGGACAGCAATTATTATTATTGGACTTGGTTTAAGCATTAGACACTTCCAACCTGATAGATGGAAAGCTATAAAAAAGCTAATTAAAAACTAATGGAGCTGTCTCCATGGATTTTGTGGAACGCCCTCATTACATTGGTGTATATACCAATTATTACAAATATTAGGTCTAACTCTCAGGAAGTAAAAAGAGTTGATATTCTTCTTAACAAAACAAGAGAAGAGCTACCAACCAAATATGTAACCAAACAAGAGCTACACAAAGACATGGATAGAATTTTTGACAGATTTGACAAAATAGACGAAAAAATTGATAAACTATTAAACTTATGAACCAAGAACTTTTAGATTACTTAGAAGCACACCAAGATGACGGAAACTATGCAAGTGGCAACGCCTTTGCGTATGGTTTAAATAATAGGCTAATGGGAGATTTAGCAAGTGGTGGAGTTCCTGCTGGATTAATTGCACCAGGCGTTAGTTATTCTCAACGAAAGCCTGAAGGTTATACTCAATATGACATAGCTTCCCCATTTGGTTATGTTGACCAAGTTGCTCCATATATGCCATCTGGGCCAAGATATATGCCAATGGTTTCAGACGCAAGTACCTTTAATGAATTGGCTGCTCAATATGGTGCAAACCAAGCTGCTGCTTATGATTCAACAGTTGGAGGAACAACAAACCCAGCAACAAATGTAGCTGCACCAACCCCTGCACCAACACCATCCCCTGCTCCTTATGTAGCTCCAGTAGATACAACTGTATATGTAGACGATACACCAGTAACAGGTCAAACAAATGCTCAAGTTGTTCAAGATTTTGTAGAGGACAACACAACAGCTTATGTAGAACCTACCGCAGAAGAAATAGAAACAACATCGTTATTGTTTGAGCAAACTGGTTATAGAACAGAAGAAGAAGCTCTTGCTAACAATTATATTAAAGGCGTGGATGGTAATTATTACTACTACAATCCAGATCCAGTTGTACTACAAGAAATAAGAGAAAGCGATCCATACAACACCATGTATAACGATTACACTTATGATCGTGGCTCAAGCGCATTTAATAATTTAGACGAATTATTTTAAATGGCAACACAAGAAGAAATCTTAAAATCAAACGAAGCTGAATTAATTTTAAATAGCGAAACATTCAAAAACGCTATAGAACATCTGAAAGACGAATACATTAATCTTTGGTTATTAACCAAAGCAGAATCAGTAACCGATAGAGAAGCACTCCACAAAGCAATTAAATTGCTTCCCGAAGTAGAAAAACATCTACGCATTATTATAGAGAAAGGAAAAATCACAAAATCTCAACTCAGCAGATTACATAAAGTTATGTAAATAATGTGCAATTTGCACAAAAAAGCTGATAAAATTAAGTTTTTAACATTTTAGGTAAATCATGGCAACAACGGACAAACCGACTGCTTTACAATCCAACATGGAAAAAGCAGCTAATTCAATGGAAGCTCTATTGACTCCTCAAGAAGAAGTACCAGTAGAATCCCAAGAAGAAGCACCAGTAGAAATTAACGAAGAAGAAATCGACCAAGAGATTGAAGAATTGATTGAGGAAGATGATTCTGAAGATGATGACTACGAAGAAGAAGAAGAACAGTCAGAGGAAGATCAAGTAGAAAACTTGGAGTCCGAAGAACCTCAACTCTACACCATTAGCGTTAATGGCGAAGATAAAGAGGTTACCCTCGAAGAACTCCAAAGTGGTTACAGTCGTCAGCAAGACTATACGCGCAAAACGCAAGAATTGGCTCAACAGAGAAAAACTATTGAGAACCAACAACAAGAGTTAGCGCAAAAAGACGCAGTTTATTCTCAGTTGTTACCGAAGTTAGAGGCAACATTGAAGGGTGAGTTAGCTAATGAACCAGATTGGAACGCTTTATACGAAGCAGATCCTATTGCTTATGTCCGAGAGAAGGACATTTGGAATGAGAAGAAGCAAAAGTTGCAATCCGTACAAGCTGAACAGCAAAGGACTCAACAAGAGGCCCAAGTTGAACAGCAAAAGAAACTCGCAGAGTTTGTTGAATACGGAAACCAACAGTTGCTCCAACAAATTCCAGAATGGCAAAATAACGAAGTAGCTGGTAAAGAAAAACTAGCAATTCGTGATTACGGGATTAATGTCTTAGGCTATACGCCTCAAGAGATGGACTCAGTATATGATTATCGAGTTTTACTCGGTTTAAGAAATGCTTGGTTACAACAAAAGACAGTAGAAGCGACCAAGAAAAAGCCAACTGAAAAGAAGGCTGTGGCTCGGACAGCAAGACCTGGCACTTCAAACGTACCAAAAACTTCAACACCTGTGAAAAAAGCGCGTCAAACTTTAGCTAAAACTGGAAAAGTCCAGGATGCAGCTAAACTATTTGAACAAATAATTTAAACTTTTTAATATAGGAAAATATCATGGCGAAAGTAACAAATGCTTTTGATACATATACAGCAACCTCTGATAGAGAACAGTTAAGTAATATCATTTACAACATCTCTCCTCAGACAACTCCGTTTATGTCATCAATCGGAAAAAACTCAATTAAGAACGTAGTTTTTGATTGGCAAACTGAATCTCTACCAACACCTGTTGGTACTGGAAATCTTGAAGGTTTTGAACTATCAAGAGCAGCATCAACTGCTACTGTTAGAAATAGCAACGTAGCAATGATCTCCAAAAGAGATGCAACTGTAACTGGCTCTCAACAAGCTAGTGATCCAGCAGGTAAAAAGTCAGAAATGGCTCATCAACTTGCTATTATGTCTAAAGCACTTAAAAGAGATATGGAAACAGCTCTCTGTCAAAAAGGCGGAAAAACAACTGGTAATGCGACAACTGCTCGTTTAACTGGTGCTTTTGAGTCTTGGGTGAAAACCAATGTTAACAACGCAGCAGGATCAACTCCTACTGGCGGTGGAACAGCTCCAACAGACGGAACTCAAAGAGCTTTAACTGAAACACTTTTAAAGGCTGCTTTACAGTCTTGTTTCTCTAATGGTGGAGAGCCTTCAATGGCAATCTGTGGGCCTGTTAATAAAGGAAAAATCTCAGGTTTTACTGGTAGATCACAAGCAAGACAATTTGTCGACGCTACTACAGTAGAAGCTAGTGTTTCTATTTATTCTTCAGACTTTGGAGAACTAAAAATCGTTCCATCTAACTTTAGTAGAGAAAGATCACTATTATTAGTAGATCCAGACTTTGCAAAAGTTTCTTACCTAAGAGACTTTGAAGCAGTCGACATTGCCACTATTGGTGATGCTGTTACTAAAATGATAGTCGTTGAATACGGACTTGAAGTGAGCAACGAAGCTGCTCATGGAGCAGTCGTTGATTTAACAACTTCATAAGTTAGTTAGATTTAGGGTGGTGTAAAAGCCACCCGCCTTTTTATTTATGCCACAGAAACGAACTGTTACCGATCACAAAACTGGCTACAAGTCAGAATTTATTACTGAAGATGACAAGCTCGTTTACCAGACAGTTCAAGATGTTGAACCTGTCATTGACCACGTTAAGAAACTTAGAGATAATACAATAAAGCCTGGAAAGGATATGCGACACATCGCTGAAGTTCCAATGGTTATTTATCAAAAAGCAATCCGAGAGGGTTGGGATAGAGACCCCGCAGAGTGGAAAAAGTGGTTAAACAATCCAGACAACAACGTATTTAGAACTTGGCAAGGTAAAGTATGACTTATGCAGAATTAAAAACTAATATAGCAAATTACTTAAATCGTTCAGATTTAACGTCATACATTGACACCTTTATTGACAGCACCGAAGCTGAACTCAATAGAAGATTAAGAACAAAAGAAATGATTAAAAGAGCTACTGCAACAGCAGATAGCCAATATTTAACTGTACCGACTGATTGGCAAGAAGCCATCAACATAGAAATTACATCTAATAACTTTTCACCATTGTTTCAACAATCCATAGAAAGTTTAGATGTATACAGAAAAGCAAATAACAACACAGTTGGTCAACCTGTTTATTATGCAATGGTGGATGATTCAATAGAATTAGCACCAACTCCTGATGGTTCTTATACCCTACAGCTCACTTACTATGCTAAAATAAATGCGTTAAGTGATTCTAATACAACTAACTTTGTTTCAACGGATCATCCAGACGTTTATTTATATGGTGCATTAAAACACGCAAGTATATTTTTAATGGAAGATGAAAGAATACCTTTATTCACTAATCAGTTTGAAAAGGCATTAGAAGAAATAAGATTAGAACAAGAGAAAGCTGCATTTGGAAAAGGATCTTTAATGCAGAGAAGAAGAACTTACGGAAAAACCAGTAAGCGAATGTATTACTGGGCGAACAATTAATTAGGAGAATAGAATGGCAGGATTTACAGATTATTTAGAAGATAAAGTTTTAGATCATGTATTTGGTGGAAGTGCTTATTCAGCACCAGGAACTTTATATGTAGGTTTATTTACCGCAGCACCATCTGACACAGGTGGCGGAACAGAGTGTTCTGGTGGTTCTTATGCTCGTAAAAGTATGCCAGCAATGGCTGTATCAGGAACTTCTCCAACAACAGCAACCAATGGCGCAGCAGTAGAATTTGTAACTGCTACTGGAGCTTGGGGAACTGTAACTCATGTTGGAATCTTTGACGCAGCATCTAGTGGAAACTTAATAGCTTGGGCAGCTTTGACAACACCAAAAGCAGTAACAAGTGGCGATGTTTTCAGATTCAATGCTGGTGAACTAGACGTTACTCTAGCTTAATAACATGGCCTCAGTAGGCTATGGTGCTTATAACTACGGGATAGCCGCCTATGGCAATCCTCAATACCAAACTGCATCCGCAACAATATCTCAAACATCAGGCGTAAGTGCCTCATCTAACATTGTTTTTGGTGCGTCTGCTACTTCAGCACAAACCAGCGCATTTACTTCTATTGGTACTTTAGTATTACTTGGTCAATCAACACTTGCACAAACAAGTGGAGTTAGCGCAGCAGGTCAAATTACTTTATCTGGTTCTGCAACCATAGCGCAAACCTCTGGCTTTAGTGCATCAGGTCAACTGGTTGACGAAACACCAGCCATCATAAGTCAAACTTCTGACTTTATCGCAAGTGCTAGTGTTTTATATACAGTATCAGCAACCATTGCTCAAACCTCTGGTATGACTGGCGGTTCAGACATATTAGTAGACGGATCAGCAACCATAGCTCAAACAAGTGGAGTTACTGCAAGTTGTGTTTTAGTGCATTTAGGATTTGCAACCATAGCTCAAACTTCTGGTTTGACTGCATCTTCAGTATCTACATTAGGTGCTTCTGCAACAATTACACAAACAAGTGGATTTAGTGCCAATACAAATACAACACATGGTGCAAGTTCCACGATAGCAGAATTAAGTGGATTTTCGGTGGAAGGTGGCTTAAAATGGAATGACCAGACTGTAGCAACTACGACTTACACGAATCAAACTCCAGCTACAACAACTTGGACAAATCAGACACCATCAACAACGAATTGGACTGATATAGCAGCTTAAAACAGGTAATTTTTTATGGCAGATACATTTACAACGAATTTAAACTTAACCAAACCCGAGGTCGGTGCATCTACTGATACCTGGGGAACAAAAATCAATACTGACTTAGATGCAGTTGATGCAATTTTTGCCGCAACTGGTACATCGGTAGCAATTAACCTAGACGGAGCAGTTATTGATAGTTCTGTCATTGGTGGCAACACACCTGCTGCTGGTACTTTTACAACTGCAACAGCTACAACTTTAACAGCAAATACATCTGCTGGAGTTGGAGGTGGATCTACAAATGGTGTAGCAATATCACAAGGTGCTATAGCAATTAAAAATGGTGGAGCTAAATCAAGAGTTGATTTTTATTGTGAGTCAAGCAATGCTCATTACACAAGATTAGAAGCTGCGCCTCATGCCTCTTATTCAGGTAATCCAACAGTAACTTTACCAACAAGCACAGGTACTCTTGCATTAACCTCAAGTGATATTACAGGTAATGCAGCAACAGCCACAGCACTTGCAACCGCAAGAACTATTGGTGGCGTAAGTTTTAATGGCACAGCAAATATTGTACCGACAACTTTTGCAACAGCATCTTTTTCAGGTGTTGTTACAGCAGCAACTTCAGCAAAAATTACACAAGTTGCACTTACTTCAAGCTCTAACGCAGTAGCTTGGGATTCAGCAGCAGCAGCCAACGCTTATCATGTAACCACAGAGAACACGACTTTTGCAGCGCCAAGTAATGCTGTAGAAGGTGCAATTATCTCTGTAGAACTGGCCCAAGGTGGAACACCAAGAACGATAGCCTGGAACACAGTCTTTGAGTTTGCTGCAAGTACAGCTCCTACAGTAACAGCTACCGCAAGTAAAACAGACATCTTTAGTTTTAGATACAACGGCTCTGTTTGGCAAGAAATTGGTAGAGTCCAAAACCTAGCACAAACATAATATGGAAACGCTACAGCGTACTGCAAATAGAGGAAGCATATCTACTGGGTTTGATATTGATAACTCTGTAAAACTTGAAGCTGATAATACTGAAAGGATGCAG